CGAGCATAAATAAATGAGGTACAAAGGGGGCTAAGCAAGCGCCGTACATTTGTGCCACAGCTTTTATTTTATCTTGGTCATTGCCAGTTAAGCGACAAAGCATCTCATCGAACATTTCATTTTTCATCTCCCCTGTCGGGTCATAGTTGTATGGGATGATATTAGTGCAGAAGTCATTTGGGTTGTGTGGGTGAAAAGCGACTGACTTTTCTTTTTCATTAATATGGAGTGTGCCATTTTTAAAATTAACTATATATGGATTTTGGATAAATAAATCTCTTGGGGCTTTTGGAATGAGGGCTAGAAATAACTTTTTAATTGAGTCGTAGCGTCTCATTGATCCTTTGCCATTATGGGCGACCATTATTTGTTGTACGAGTTCGGCTTCTCCCGAGTCGTCGACTTCGACCCAGTGGGTTTTTTTATAAATGAAATAGGAGCGTTGAGTTCTAACGATAATGCCTTGGTAGTAGCGCATGAGGTGCACAGCTACTTCAGACTCTTCAGGCAGTAGTTCTTTACCTTTGTCGTTAAGTCGTGTGGGGAGTGGCTGTACTCCATTGACGTAGGTTTGTATGTGCTGCCGTATTTGTATAATCTCAGACGTTGAGTGTTTTGTTTGAGTACTTTCTTGGGAGGTGTTTTTAGTTTGCTCGGAGTTTTCTTCATTTTTCTCATTTTTCTCATTTTTTCCCATATCTGGTATTTGCCTTTCTATATCTTCTTTCACAAGCTCGGCTCCTCCCCGAATGAACAGGTCGTTATAGTCGGACTCTCCTTCTTTGACATCGAGTGGCTTTAGAAAAGAGACGCCTCCGAATTCTTTACTAAGTTTATCCATCGCTAAGACTCCGGCGTTTTGATCTTTTTCGTGGTCGTTGTCGACGCATACTATGAAATTTCTTTTAAGCTTTGCTTTTTTAAAAACAGTTAGAACGTGCTTAATATTAGATAAGCCAAAGGCGCAAAGAGTTTGTTTTTGCGTGACGTGGTTTAGAGTCAGTGCCGTCGCAAGACCTTCACATATGATCAATGTTTCAGTTTTTTCGCCTACAAATAAGTGAAGGCCCGAGATCAAGCCGCCCGGCAGGTTTGTTTTAAACCCACTCGTTTGTATAAGCTGAAGGTTCCAGATTTTGCCAGATAAGTCCTTCATAGGGACGATTAGTCTTGGGTGCCCGAATGAATCCTTATCCCAAGTGTGATCAAATGGAAGCTTCCCGATATCACCTAGGCCCTTTTTATCAATGTAGGTGTCGGGAATGAACTCCCCCTCAGCGTAGGTTCTTAGTGAAAATTTAGTTTCAGCAGTAGATGCGACTTTCGTATGTCGAATAAGCTTTTCTTCTTTTTGCTTTTCTCTTTCTTCTTTTGAATATTTTGTTCGACTGGGTTTATATCTATACTTGACTTCCTTGTCTGAATATTTTCCAAATGTGAATGAGTGTTTGTCTTCACCTAAAATCTCCCCGACATACCATAGAGGTGTGTCTGTGTTATTGCATTTTACTTTGTGATAGCGCCCGTCAAACAGTGTCGGTTCGAAGTTAAAGCCATAAGATTCTATAAACTTAAGTAGTTCGTCCAAAGATGCCCCCTTATTTTTACCCCAGGATTGATTTTTTAGACTAGGGCAGATTTTTAAGTTTGGTCAAGACGAGCTTTGTGTGACAATTTAATTGTTGCGGTGTGGGGGAGAAGAAGTGTCGCATAAGCCAGTCTCCTTAATTGTGTAACATCTCACCTACGCCCCCATGCCGTAACACTCTAATTTGTTTTGAAAAAATAAAAACAGTCGGCTAGTCTAGATTTACCTTTTTGCCTTAATTTCTACCCAGGGATTGGTTTTAAGGTACATCCATTAGAGGTGGGGTAAGTTTACTTTTGCCCCACCTTGTCTTTTTGTTTGCATTTAAAAAAATATGTGATTATGTGTTTTGTAGCAATATTTAACATTTTGTTACAGGGGATTTATATGTCTAAGGGGGCATCGATGTCAGTGACGGTTTTATTTATATTAAGTTTTGTCATTTTGGTAGGGGCCGCGTATTTGCATTTTTCAAAAGAGGGGATGTACGAAAAGCAAATGGCTGAGTCATACGACATAGTGAAAAAGTCAAATGAGGGGTTAGAGAAAAAAGTATTTGAGATGAATAAGACACTTGATTTATATGGAGAAAGATTTTTGGTTTTAGAAAAAGAGCTGCAGGTGGCGAGGCAGAAGGCTGACACTGCGGATTTTATTGCACATTCGGCGAAGATGGATGTAGTCAATAGGTCAAAGGCACAGACGGTAAAAGTAGAATTTTCCCCGATTAAAATGTATCAGATGCCGATGAGATTTAAGAAAAAAGTAAAAGAGCCAAAGTCGGGGGTGGGGCCTCAGAAGTTTGATGATGCTATTATAAAAAAAGTTAAGGATAAGATTGCGGAGATTAATCAGTGAAAAAGGAGATAAGGAAAACAGAGGATGATAAGTACAGAAAAGAACAGATGGAGAAATGCGCTAAAATGTCTCCTGAAGAGTTGTGTAGATATATTGAGTCGACAGTTGATAAAGCATATGAACAGGGATTTCAAGATGGGCAAGATGAGGCGATAAGTGAGTTTGTATGACAGAGAAGCATGGGAAGAGTTTGAGGCCAAGGGGAAGATGAAAAAAGTAAAATTCAGAAACAGAAAATTCGATGTGATAGAGCGTCTTGAGTGGGAAGACGGGACTATTGAATTACAATTAAGAGGCACCAGGCATGCGGAGTACGTAGCAAAGCTGCCCCCGAACTCGGAGAAGTGGGAGCTTGTGTATAACTCAGTTCACGGTGGGAGAACGAAAATGTATTTTGATAAGAGCGAGATGGTGGTTGAGTTATGAAGATAGAGATGAGAGTTCTAAAGTTTAAACTAGCATGGTGGTTAGTAAAGTATTTGCCAAAAAGAGTTATCCTTTACGCATTTGTCAGAGTGCATGGGCTAAGTGGTGAGGCTCCTCTTTACGATGGGGAATATTCTAGAGCGTATAAAACATGGGTTGCAAAGCATGGGATAAAAGAATGAATATTTCATGGCAACAGATTTTAATAGCGATACTTGGTTTACTTATACTTTTAGGCGGGTCTTATTTATGTAGGACACTGCCGATTGATTTTTGACTGGCAAGTGTCTGCCTCGGGTAGAGAACGGTTGGTCTGACAGCCAGGAAAGACTGGCACTTGATTTGATTAATTTATCCTGCCACTAAATTCTGACGACGGTCAGCAGGGTAGTCAGGGATGCATGGTAAAAAGTGGTAAACATGCATCCCGATTTTATAGGAGAAACAGAGATGAAGGTAACTGCAAAAAATAATATTTGTCCAAAATGTAAAACCGCAGACATGGTTATGTCTATGAAGACTGGCAATATTCATATTTATGGCTGTATTAAGTGTAGAAATGCGCAAGGGGCTCACGCTAAAGCTAAGGACGCAAGAGCTGCATGGAATTTATATGTAAATAATTTCAATAAAGGATAGAAATGACAGAATTAAATCTAGGTGCAGACTGGGAGCAATCAAAAAGGCTAGTTAAGCATTGGTCGGATATGTATTTCAAGGCCAAATTAAAAGTTGATTGGTATGAAGCCGATGAAAAAGTTAGGTACGTGTGTCGTATGTATTCTGATTTGAGTGCTGAGGATAAAGTTAAGATTGATACATTAATGAAGGCATTAAAAGGGATTCATGAATGAAGGTATATATTGTGCCTAATGAAGTAAGCGAGGCAATCAACAAAAAGTTAAACGATGCCTTTCGTGAGATTGAAATATCTTCTGACGAGAGACAAGTGCATTTTGATACGTTACTTGAATATTTTAATGACCATGGGATTATCCCAGATTTTAAAGTCACTAAAACTATGGAGCAAACTAATGAGTGAGGGCTTAAAATTAATTTTAAAACATTGGGGTGATGCTTCTGTTTTAGAAAAAGAAAATATCGATGGGTATTCGTTTCCTTTTAACATAGAAAATGTATGCAGAGAGATCGATTCACTCCACTCACGAATAGATAAGCTGCGTGAGGCGCTGGAGTTTTATGCTAACTCCAATGGTCTTTGTGATAACGAGAGTGTTGACGATGGACCAATAACACATTTAATTGCAGGACGTAGAGCAAGGCAAGCACTAGCAGAAGACGACAAAATGAAGGGGGATAATAATGGGTAGAAAACCATGCGGCACAGATTGGATTTGTGATAACTGTGAAGTCGTTTGTCATACATCTAGTGAGGGATATTTCTTTCCTGATAGCTTTACTGAAATAACCATAAATGTAACGAGAGGGATTAGTGAGAGTATCGTGTTTCATATGTGTGATAAGTGTTGGCCGATTGAGCATCAGCCGTTAATTAAGAGAAGGTTTCTTGATAGGATTAAACAAAGGATTTGCAGATGACACCAGAAAATTTTTGTTACTGGCTTCAAGGCATATTTGAAATGCAGAACGCTGGGTTAAGTGAAGCGGATAAGCGTTATACTTTAACTGACCACCAAGTTAAAATGGTGGCGCAGCATTTGGAGTATGTGTTCAAGCCGAAGCAATCACCTCAGCCTATGCCATTCACCACGACATTAAGTACAGAGCTGCCTGATCTGACAGGAAAAACTTTTATATGCTGAGGTATGAATGAAAGATCAAATTATTATATCTAAAATAAACGCAGAGTGTGCCGTAGCTGTACCACTCTTTCGGATGCATAAATCACATGAAATGGCCAGCATAGATGGGTATACAGTATCACTTACGACAAGTGAGCCACTCGCTTACGCCATTGATTTTGGTAACACGATTCAAGTATTCAATGCTGAGTATATAGAAAAGAAATGTATTTTTGTTGGGGATTTATGACCGAAGCTGACATTGCAAATTTAAGAAGAGTAATTGAGCATCAAGAGATTTATTGGGATTTGGAGAGTGATACATGACTGACATAGTAATATATAACCCAAAATTAAATATATTAACCACTGCCGAGTATGCTTGGGAGTTACTTCTTAGAATTAGAATGGGTTATGAAATTATCGGAGAGCTTTGATGAGACAGCACCACACATTAAAACTAAAAGACGAGTATTGGAATGAAGTTTTTGAGGGCCGTAAAACATTCGAAATCCGCAAAAACGACAGAAACTTTAAGCGAAGCGATACAGTGAGTTTTATTCGCATAAGAACGAATGAGTCAGTTTTGCCAGAGGGTTTATTTATAATTACTTATGTTTATAGTGGTGAGCTGATGCCGGATGATTATGTTGTGTTTGCTATGGTGCCGGTGTCGGGGGAATATTTGTGAGTCGCTGCCCTAAATGCAAAAAGTATTTAAAGAATGTCACAGCTTTAATTACTACTAGATATATGAAGCATGGGCCAGGGCATGTGGATGTCGATGAAGAAATAACTAAGGTTACTGGCAAATGTAAAACACATGGTATTGTTGAAACTGATGACTGGGAATATTCGGATTTTTATCCTTGTGAAGAAAGTCCAACGGTGGATTTATGACTGAGTATGAGAAAGAGCGGGATTATAATGCAAAAGAAACTTCTGAGTGGTGTTATTGCGCAGGCTATACTTGCTCTGGATGTGAAGAGAAAACTATTAACTTATTTACTACTGCGGCTAACTGGTCACGCGACTATTTTAAAAAAGAGCTTATCGGCACACTAGACCAGTTGATGAAAAACAAACTCATCAATCAACATGTTTATAATGAACTGAAAGACCTGGGGTAGAAGAATGAAGGATGGTTGGTATTTATTTTTTATGGGTTTTAGTCTTTGGGGCCTTTTGAATTTAATTCCCCACTGTGAGGATGCTAGAAAATATTTAGTAAAAATTGGATGTACACAACCGCTTGGAGAGAAGGCAAAAATATGTGGCGATTAAGTTACTCGATCCCAATATGGTTAATTTATAACTTTCTAATCTTTCTCCCTTTGTGCATTTTGGGCTGGATTTTAATTCCGATTGCAGCAGCGGCAGGCGCTTATAAAAAAGTGGAAGATAAGGACGGAGCGGGCAACCCCCGAACAGAGTACCACTTCACATGGCCCTTTATGTTTGTTTTCGATAATTTTGAAGATGGTTGTGCTAATGACACTTATGTGAAATTCAAATCGATGTTTATGAAGATTGTGTATTGGAGTTGCCTTCGAAACCCCACAAACAATATGAGGATAATCCCATATCTGTCCTGCAAAATAAACCCTGAGAAAGTCAGGTTCGTAGGTAGTTTTGTTAATTACCAAACAATGCCGACAGAAGTGAATGCAAAGACTGAGTACGACCGGCTTGTTAATAAATACGACACCAAAGTGCCTCAGTGGTTTTTCGCCTGGCAAAACATTTGGCATTCTAATTTATATATTCAATTTAAAGCTTACGATAAATTATGGCGATTTTGGATAGGCACAGCAAAAATTTATCCGACAGATATTTTTGGGATAAAAGAAACAAGTTATAGATTTAGGGGGGCAGGCGGCGTTGCACAATTTAAACGAGTAAAAGTATGAAAGCAGAAATTCGACATAGAGAACAAATTGAAAGATTCAATTCTAGATACGTTAAGATCAAGAATGGATGTTGGAATTGGACGTGGAAAAAGGATAAAGATGGGTATGGGCAGTTTCACGCAAGGCCAATAGCGCAACGTGCGCATAGATTTTCTTTTTATATCCACATGGGATATTTACCTAAAGACAAATGTATTTGTCATACCTGTGACAACCCTTCTTGCGTAAACCCAGCACATTTGTGGGCGGGCACTAGCAAAGAAAATAACAACGATGCTAGGAAAAAAGGTAGGATGATACCGCCCAATCGGGGCAAGAAAAGGTGTAAACGTGGACATTTATTTACGTCCAAAAATACATATCGTACAGCCGATGGGGGTAGGATATGTATTAGATGTAGGAGGGCTAAGATTCAAGAGTGGAAAAGAAAAAATAGAGACAGGACGTATGAGTATTATTTGAAAGAGAAATATGATGTGAAACTGTTAAAAGAGTGGAAGAGAGTGAAATGAAGTCAGTGGGGGAATTGATAAAAGAGTACAGAGAGAAAAAGGGACTTTCGCAAAGAGAGCTTGCGAATAAGATTGGGTTTAAAGAGATTCATTCGGGGCAGATTATATCTAATATCGAGCGAGGAGAAAGTCCTTTACCGAAAAAGCTAATCGCTTATGTTTGTCATGCAGTTGGAATACCTGCTGACTTGATGTTTGAAGTATGGATGAAAGAGCAGGAGAAGAAGTTCTGGGATGCGTACGGGTGAAACTGATTGATAGTTTGTATGAGATGTTGGTTTTAGTTACTTTTGTGTTAAGTGGTATTTGGTTAGCTATATTTATTGTGAGGTTTTTTATATGAAGTCAGTCCTTTTTAGGGTGCCGGAAGACATTGAGGAAGATTTTGAGGTAGAGCTTTTGTGGCGGGGATTAGCGGGCCAAAAGTTCATAGAGCAGATTGTAAGAGAGAGTATTAACAACACACGAATTTCACCGGAGGTTAACTTACGTGGGGAGAGAAGAGCCGACATACGAAGAAGATGCGAGACTAAATTACGAGGCCCTCAAAAGAGCTATAAGCTTAGAAAGAAGTCAAAAGCTACTACCACTCGAGAAGCAAGTTCTACTTGAGTCTCAGATGCAAATACGTCTGGGCAGTATGATGACAGATGGACAGCGGGAGTTTCATAAGAATTTCATTGAAACAGTCGAGGCCTAGGTGGAGCTTTGGGCGCATCAAAAAGAAGCGATTGAAAAAGCAATAAATCTCCCGCATTACGGGTTACTACTTGAGCCTGGCACCGGGAAAAGTGCAACGCTTATAAATATCTTGCGACATAAATTTACTGAAAATAGGGGGCTTCTTCGTACACTTATTTTGTGCCCAACTGTTGTTTGTGACAACTGGAAAAACGAGTGGGCTAAATTTTCTAAGATCGCAGACGGTGAGGTCGAAGTAATTCTCGGCCCGGGAAAAGACCGGATGTATCGAATCAATGAGACAAACGCGCACATACTAATTACAAACTATCAGTCTTTAATTTTAGACACTGTATATTCTGAGATTTATAAATGGCGCCCTGAAGTAATTGTGGCCGATGAATCTCATCGTATAAAGTCCCCAGGTGCTAAGACAACAAAGAGAGCTATAACTTTAAGTGACAATGCAAAACATAAATATATTTTAACAGGTACTCCAGTGCTGCAGTCACTAATGGATTTTTATTCTCAGTTTCGATTTCTCGATGGGGGTGAGACGTTTGGGAAAAGTTTTAACTTTTTTAAGAACTATTATTTTTATAATAAGAACGCCAATGCTCCGGCGCATGTGACGTGGCCTGACTGGAGAGTGCGTCCTGGGGCTGAGAAGGAAGTAAATGAGAAGGTATTCAAAAAGGCTATGTATGTAGAAAAGTCTAAGTGCCTTGATTTACCGCCACTGGTACGAAAAGAAGTTCTAGTGGAGCTGTCGAAATCGCAAATGAAGCATTATAAGGAAATGGAGAATGAATTTGTCACCTATCTAAAAGACAAAGCATGTACTGCGACGATTGCATTAACTAAAGGCTTACGGCTTATGCAGATAGTGTCGGGCTTTATGGGCCTTGAGGGCGGGGATATTGTACGATTTGAAGACAACCCCCGAATAGATGCGTTGAGAGAAATTTTAGAAGACATTGCTCCTTATCATAAGGTGATTGTGTGGGCTTGTTTTAGAGAAAATTACGAGATGATAAAAGAAGTGGCAGCGCCCTATGGGTATGTAGAGCTTCACGGAGAAACGAAGGACCGGGCCGAGTCTATTAATATGTTTCAGAACGACCCAGAGATTAGAGTCTTAATAGGGAACCAGGGAGCCGGCGGTATTGGGGTCAATTTAACTGCCGCAAGTTATGCGATTTATTTTTCGAGAAATTTTAGTCTTGAGCACGACATTCAGAGTGAAGCTAGAAATTATAGAGGTGGGTCTGAGCAACACCAAAAGATAACGCGCATAGATTTGGTCGCTAAAAACACGATGGATGTGCAGGTGCTTGAGGCGCTTGCAAAGAAGCAAACAATCTCTGACACTGTACTTAAAGGTATAGTGGAGAATGAGCAGCGACAAAATATCACATAAACTTATGGTCAATGACCAAGAAATTACTTTAACAATTCATGTTGTTGAGGGACGTAAGCATGTGGGTTATGAATTTCAAAGTACAAAAGCAATTGAACCTATGGCCGTTGCGCTAACAATGCTTCGCATTGCTCAAGATATCTGCGTTGACAACCAGACTGATGTGTACGAACTTTTATACGCTCAAGAGAAAGAGCCTGATAGTCAGTTACATTGATATGGGGGTAAAATGTGGATACGTCATTAGCAGAGGTCACACGTCTGTCGGAAGAGTTTCTCACTCTTAAACGAGAGGTCGAGAAGATAGAGGAAGAAGTCATTTCTCCTCTGAATAAAAAAATACAAGACATACAGGGAAAATTAATACAGGCACTAGAGGCCAATGAGCTTGAGAAGTTTTCAGGTACAAATGGATCAATTCGTCTTGTCGTTGATAAAAAAGTAGATATGCCAAAGGGAGATGACAAATTAAGGTTTGTTGATTTTCTAAAAGAGCGTGGCGAGTGGGACACGTTTGCGACAGTACATCACGCAACATTAAATAGTTGGTATAAAGAACAAATGGAACAAGACGCTTTATTTGTAGCACCGGGCTTAGGGTTACCGAAAGAAAATAAATATTTAAAAAGGGGTAAATAAAATGACAAAAGAAATTGCGAAAAAAGACAAAGCAGAACTTAGCACATACACCGCCGACTCTAGTCTTCTAGATATGGCACCAACTGCCGACATAACGGACATTCGGTTTACGAAGATTAAGATTCACCAAGGCACAACAACAGGCCGTCGAGGGATGATCGGGGATATTTACGAGACGACAAATTTAACGACACTTGTAAGTCCGGGGGAGAAGTTAATATTTTACCCTATTACATTTTATAAGCGTTGGTATCATTCGATTCAGGGGCCGAAAGATACAAAGCCAAATCCTACGGGACAAACAAATTTCAGTAATGATGCGCAGTTTGAATGGAAGGTTCAAGGGACTGATGGGAGCATAATTAGAAACACACGAACCTGTGCGTTTTTCTCAATGCTTGAAAAAGATTTAGAAGACCCAGCAGCACTCCCTGTTCTAATTTTATTTTATTCAACAAATTTCACAGTCGCTCAGCAACTAATTACTCGTTACAACTCTTTAAAAGAGGGCAAAGTTGAGCCGTGGCTCTCAAAGTTTGCACTTTCAACTGAGGGCAGTAAAAAAGGCCCACATCAGTTATTTAAAGTAGCGCCTGTAGTTGGAAAAACGGGACAAGAGATGTGTGAGCAAAAGCATATTGATACTATTCGGCGCTGGGCTACAGTTATTTTAACTATGCAAAAGCAAGGGCTACTCGAGCTTAAGGCAAATGTGGCAGAAGAGGTTGTGGAGGCCGAAGTGTCAGCAGCGACAAAAACTGCTACTGCGGCTAAAGAGAAGTTTAACGAGTCACAACTTCAGTATTGATTTATGAATATTATCGGGCACGAGTATGTTTGGAAATTTGATGTAGAGAATAACGAATGGGGGCGGACTGGGTCTTCAGACGAAATGATTGCTTATTTAGCCAAGCAGAAAGTGCTCGTAGTTGATACAGAGACTACGGGCCTTAGGTGGATGTTTGAGGATAAAGTATTCTCAATCGCCATAGCCACTGATGACGACACTACTTATTATATAAATTTTCAAAAATATAATGAGGAGCAATTAGAGCTTGATCAGAAGAATACATTTCTTCCCGACTTTTTGTTTCAAGAAAAAACAAGGCTTGCACCAATATTTTTAGACGAGAGAACGTGGATTGCGCACAATCTAAAATTTGATTGGCATATGCTTCGGAAGATGGGCTTTAGACTTACAGGGCGCCTTTGTGACACTATGGTGAGAGAACGTCTATTAGACAATGACCAATTTTCATATTCTCTTTCTTCGTGTGTGAGTAGAAATTTGCCTGAGTATAAGAAAGATGATGCAGTAGAGTATTATATAAAAGAAAACGGGCTTTACGATGTGCAAGAAATCCCAGGCAAAAATCAGAAATTTACAAACAAATATTATTTCATGGTGCCTTTTCGAATCATAGCGCCCTATGCGTGTAACGATACTCTCATCACAAAGAAACTTTTTGAAAATCAAGAAAAGAGAATTCAGCAAAGCCCTGTTGATTTAAGTAAGGTCATTACGCTTGAAGAAGAAGTGATGAAACTTTGCTGTGAGATTGAAGAATATGGGATGAGGATTGATAAAGGGTTTTGCCATAAGGCCGCAGATTTTGAGAGTCAAAGGGCCGCAGAAGTTGAGGCATGGTTTAAAAAAGAGTTTGGTAAAAAATTTGTAGACTCGGAGAAGGCCCTATCCCCGATATTTAAAGAGCTTGGGTTTACGCCCACTCTGACGGATAAAGGTAATGAGTCGATTGACGGTCGATTTTTAGAGTCGGTGCCACATGAGCTTGCAAGGCAGGTGGAGAAGCATCGAGACGCGATAAAAAGAGAATTTACGTATTTTCGTAACTTTATTTTGTTGTCCGGTTCGAACGGGATTTTACACGCAGATATGAAGCCTGCGGGGACAAGAACGGGAAGATTTTCTTACAGTGATCCAAATATGCAAAATGTCCCGGCGGAAGATGAGAGCACGTTTCCTGTAAGACGAGCAATTATCCCCCGACCGGGGCATTTCTTTGTAATGATCGATTACTCTCAGCAAGAGTTTAGGCTCATGCTCGAGTATGCGGGAGAGATGGGACTGATTAAAAAAATTAACGAGGGGCATGATCCACACCAAGCAACAGCGGACATGACGGGCCTGTCTAGAAAAGCAGCGAAGACACTGAATTTCGGACTTTTATACGGCATGGGAGTGGCAAAACTCGGGGCAGCGATTGGTGTGAGTGCAGAGGAAGCGAAAGAATTTAAGTACAAATATTTCGGCGCACTGCCAAGGGTAAGAAGTTTAATCTATGACGCTCAAGATAGGGCGAAACTTCGTGGGTATGTAAGAACGTGGCTTGGGAGAAAACTTGATTTTAAAAATCCCGATTTTGCATACAAAGCAATTAACGGGATTATCCAAGGGGGCTGTGCAGATGTGACAAAGCTTGCGATGGTTAAAATTGCCGAGGGGCTACGGGGCAAATATGATACTCGGATTGTTTTGCAAGTACATGATGAGTTGGTGTTTGAAGTGCCATTTCACGAAGTAGAGATTGTGGGTATGCTTCAAAGGACAATGGAAGAAGTGTCACCGACTAAACATATGCCATTGACAACAAGCCTATCGTACTCGTTAGAATCTTTACATGACGCAATTGAGGTCGAGAACTGCACAGATATCATCGAGGCCATTGGAGCGCACGTTAAAAAATCGGGTCAAGAAGTATCTGGAGATACTTCCCAACACATGGTTCACTAAAACGCAGCAGGCAGCTATTCGGGGGACTCCCGATTACTTGGCATGTATTAACGGGGTATTTGTGGCGCTTGAGCTTAAGCGTGCAAGGGGCGAGAAAATGAGTGGGACGTTACAGGAGTTTAATATTAAAAAAATAAACGATGCGGGGGGCTTAGGGCTTTTTGTTTTTCCCGAAAATTGGGCGAAGGTAAAAGAAGTTCTAGCGGGCATAAGTACAAAGGGGACAATATGATAAAGTTAACTTGGGGCGAGATAAATAATCCAGTATTCATGCAGGCGTTTCAACATCTAATGAACTCACGAGTCCCGGGAGAGACTACGATAAAACTACTAACTCTCGCTCGTCGGATCAATAATGAGAAGACGTTAATCAATGCTTTTGCTGATAAATATAAGGGCAATAAAGAAGAGCTTGAAAAAGGTGTGTCTCATGAGTTTGAGATAAAAGTACCTCTTATACCGTCTCTTCATTTAAAAAATGTTTCTTTATCTGTCGGGGAGCTTTTGTCTTTAGCACCTTTATTAGAGGATGCGGATGATATTTTACCCCCGACCGAAGAACCCTTGACTAATAGTGAAGTAGAGAATGAAGCCAAGCAGGAAGTACAGAAAGAGGCGCAGGCCTAACAAGGCCTCACTCCATATCTTTTTTCTCAATCTCTTTAATGCGTTCTTTTGCCACTTGCTTTAGTTCGGAAAAACTAGAGATTTTCTTAATGGCTTGGGCTTTTTTACTAAGCATAGGTTTAACCGCTGCCATAAGCTCTTTATCGGCCTTTATTTCTTCGGCACGCATCAAAGTGTGACAAGCGTCTTTTAGCTCATACTCGTCATAGCCTTTTTTCTCTTTATCTTCTTTTTCCATTCCAATTTCGATTTCCATATTAATAGCCCTTCTTTGTTTTGATTCGTTCCCAAGGGGATTTCTCAGGAAGTTTTTTGCCCTTAGATGCTTTGTCATATTCATCTACTGTGGCTTTTGAAATCCCAGCTTTTTTAGCCCCTGGGGAGTGAAAGAATCTTCGTTGTGAGTCTGACTTATACGGCATCGTACTATCCTTTCGAGAGGTATGTTGGTTTAGCATATTAGCGAAATCTCTATCTGTGCTCATTTGTTCATATCCTCTCTTGTTTTCATATTTAGCCAAGGGGACATTCGTGCCGGTATTGGTCCAAGAGCTTTATGTCCTGCTTTTGCAGCTTTAATTGTGCCTTTAACAGAAGCCGGACCACCTGCGATACTGCCGAAAGCACGTCCCGCTGCTCGTCCTTTTTCCCCACCCAAAGCACCAAGAGCTTCAAAGGCACTTGATAACCCGAGTGATCTACTTGTAGAAGTAGTCCCCCCCGAGCTGATCGGGAGAAGTTCGGGCTGTTGGAAGTAAGAGTAGGCCTCGAGTAAATCTGCTTTCTCTCTTACTCCCGTTGGGCCGGTGAAAGACTCAAGGTTATCTACTGTTTGTCTCATGGCCCCCTTTGAGGGCTTATCAAGTTGAAGTAGAGTTCTTTCAGTTGCTTCGGGAGTACTAAAATATTTATTTAATTTTTTTTGTAAGTCAGAAAGAGCTTTATACTCGCTCTTTTTACCTGCAGTCCCGGCTACTTTTTCAAGCTCTCGATTGACTACATTGACTGAGTCTGCCGCAGCATTGGCTAAGGTCTTCTCAGCTCCCGATGCGTTTGATCCAAAGCGGGCTTGGAATGTCCCTTTGATGTTTCTAAAGTCTGACATGTCTTTTAGTTTGTCTTGTAATTCCCACGCAGTTTGAGGGGATATTTGATCGGGAAGGCCTTCTTTAAGACTATCAATTTGTGATCTAATTGCCTCTATCTCTGCTTGTCCTGCAGGAGTAAGAGAGCGTTCACTTTGAGAGAGCTGCTGAATTCGTTTTTCAAGAGGCAAAAAAATCTCTGAGGTTACTATTGTGTTATCACTGCCCGAGATTGTTTTAGACAGAGCCTCGCCCACTTCTTTTTTCTTAGTAAAAAATTGATCTTTAATTTGCTTCGATGTTTCTTCTGCCACATTTGTTGCGGCGTCTGGCCCCTGAGCTATCAAGGCATCTACTTCAGGTGTGCGGTTAATATAAGTCTCAACTGCTTTTGTTGGAATACCTGAAGTACCACGAGCTATTGCTGGGAAGGCGGCTTTAGCCCCACGAGAGATAAGACCACGTTGAGTAGCCTCTTTAACTCCTGCCTTAGCGAGTAAGAATCCAGGTGCTCCGGTCCCGAGTAATAGGGGACTTGCGGCACCGAGCCACCCCGAAATGGCCACGTCACGTCCGGATACTTCTTGAGGTATTCCGTATTGGCTTCCAACATACTGTCTAAGGGCCTCAAGGCCAGAGCTTGATAGGCCGCCTGCTGCTGCCGCACCGGGAAGCGCACCAACTCCACCCCCGAACATGGCGCCTCCGACACCCCCAAGAGCTGTTGCTGCCCCAGTGGCAATACCGGCAGGGATGTCATATGCGATGTCCCCGATATCTCCGACATCGAGTCCTTTTGGATCAAGAGCTTTAAATGACTTCTCCCCCGGTCGTCTGACATAAATATCTCCGTCTCGCAGTTCTGTTTCAAACCCCTCTTTATTTAAATACGCGGCCCCGGCTTCGGGAGATTGCGCGAAGTTTTTAACAACCATTCTTTGCTTAGTTGAAATTTCTGGATGCGCTTCTTCAATCATTTGTAATGGCATCTTTTTTTGTGCTGTTTGTTTTTGCGTTAAATAGCTCTTTGGGTCAAAAGCTTTTTCAGGCTTTACTTCCTCCGTTGGAATTTTGCTTGCTAAATATTCGTCTGGATTAAATGGCATTATTTAACTCCTAGATGCGCTTTTATCTTGGCGGCGCTTGGGTCATTTGGATTTGAATTTGCCCAATCCAGAGCCTCTTGGTCTTGAGTTGAAAGTTCTTGCGGGGCATTAAATGAGCCCATCAAGACACTTTCTGGGTCTGCACCAAGTTTTTCGGCTCTTAATTTGAATTGCCTATCCACATTTCCTTGGCTTTTTATTTGCCCGGAATAAAGTCTATCGGCAGTTCGCAAGAAATCTTTTCTTTGCTCTGGGGTTAATCTTTCTCCAGAGATAACTTTGTTATATACATTTCTTATTCTGTCTTGAATTCCCGCCGCATTTTGTGCTGTTGCGAATTCCCCTTCCCGCACGACAGACCCAGGGTCTAAAAGTTTCATGTAACTGAAAATTAAAGACATGTCCCCAGCAGCACTTGGGTCACCGGCAGAAGATTTTATTGTGGTGTATGCGTTGTGAATATCTTCCGTTTTCTTGGTCGTTGGGTGACTTATCCACGCCTTATAAAGTCTATCGGTAGCCGCATTATTAATAGTAGTAGCGCGTCGTTGCTCTTTAAGGTCCGCCCTATCTCCGACGAGTTTGGTAAGCGCAGTTTGTTGTTCCATAATATTTTTCATTTTAGTGGCGCTAGACTCTGGGGCCATTGCTTGTGCTGCTTGATAGAGTTGTTGATTACCAGTTACACCCGATGCCCATGCAGCGAGAGGCCGTAAATCAGTGCCTTGATCCATTTGAGAGTATAAATCCATATATTTTTTTAACTGCTTAATCTCGTTTTCTCGAGCGTTTTGATATTGCTTAAATGTAAAATCATTTTTCTCCATCTCTGACATATTTCTTAAGTCTTGCGCCATTGGCGAGGCTACTTGGGGGGGAGGCGCCTGCGGTATTTGTGCTGTATACTCTGGCCCCAAATCCTCTTGGGTAATTTGGTCGGGCACATTGTTTGCCATTTGATTTTCAATTGATTGTTGCTCTAAAGAGGGCTCTTCAACAAGCATAGGGTCTTGATCCTGTATCATCTCTTCTTCCGAAGGAGCGGATTGGCCTTTAAGAGCCTGCGCCCATTGTTGTAAAAGTCTAGGGTCTACTTGCATAGCCATCTCGCCCTCCGATTAGTAACCAGGCATTTGTTGCTTTAATTTACTCGCATAGTTGGGCATCCCCATCCACGCACTCTGTTGGTCCTCTGGGCCTGGAGTTAATGTCGGAGGTTGTGCGGGAGTTGCTGATTTGTAATAATCAGTTTGTGCTTTTAATAAAGCATCCTGCCCCTCAGCTTTCTTCCCAGCTTGACTCTGCATATATCCGGCAAGGCCTCCAGCAATACCTCCAGACAAGGCGCTACCAATTGCATTTGCTGGCTGCACTTGTGTTTGTCCAGGTGTAATTCCTGTCCAAGGACTATACTCTGTTTGAGCAGCGTTAATCATTGCTTGTTGTTCGTTTGCTTTTTTTTGTGCTCGAGCCTGCATCATTCCTTGTGCGGCACCGATCCCGCCAACAACTAGGGCTGTAGTAAAGGGCATAAATCTCTCCTATAGTGACTGACATTCTCGTCAGTTTTTATAAAGTTTAAAGTTTCAAATCGTTCACCTAATTTTTTTATATTTGTCGCAATGGTTACAAGGCCGAAGCCTTCACTTTCTGCAAGGCGAGCTAAAACAAGAATTAATTGCTTAATCGCATCCTGTCTTTTTTCTTTTTCTATCTCTGGATCAGAAATCAAATGCCCAATGCTTGCAACATTGGCGTCTGTTTTAAACATAAAACCACAGGCAATTGGTATGTTATTATCAAGTGCTAATACTCCTGTTGGAGGAAGAAATTTATCTTCGGGCGAAGGAAAATCTCGCTTTGAAAACCATTCTTCAATTATTACTCTATCCGCAGGCTCATAGGGTTTTAGTTTAAATTTTTTCAATAGGGCTTTCTTTTCTTGTTCAAAAATAACTAGCTCTTGCATTGTACATCCAACCAAAAAAGATTTAAAAATAAATCTCCTGTTACATAGTCAATTCCGCTCACGAGTAAATCCGCACTCAAGGCAAGCTTTAGCATTGCGATGTTTGTGTTTTTAATCCTGGTCGTAATTTTTAAATAATGCTCTTTTAAATACGCAAGCATTAAATGATATGCCCTTGCTACTTTTGTAGTTCCCTGAAACTCCGGGAATGCGCCCCCATGCTGCATATATGCAGATAATGAATCAAGCTCAACAATTGTTGAGTACGCCACAGGTACATCTTTCTCATCTGTAATGAGAAGTGCAAAGTTACAGCGGTTCATTTCAGGATTTCTTTCTTCTGAGAAGCAAAGAAGATGGGCGTCTTTGCTCATCTCATTCCATTCTTCTAAAGAAAGCTTTCTTAAGTTCACTTCTTCCCGCCCCCACCTGCAGAAGCACGCTGAGCATCAGCACTTTGCTGTGCGCCCCAGGCCTGCATTTGTTGCTTGTATCTTTCAGTATCAAATAATGCTCGGCGATTAATGTCACCTGTTGCTTGTCCGATATTTGCCTGTTGTGCTCCTACGTCTACTTCTCCGAGTTTACCTAAGAGGCCTTCTTTTCTAGCCAAATCTTGTTGTTCAATTCCAAGTCGTTGCCCCATGCCCGCCCTAGAAAGGGCCTGTCTTTGCCCGAGTAAATCGCGCTGCCCTTGTCTTGCAAGAAGCGCCGAAGCGCCACCTCGAAGGCCGCCCGATCTTGCAAGCTGGGCCTGTGCCATTCCTTGGGCCTGCATTTGTTGTCGTCCGATTGCACCGCGCTCATCTTGTTGCTGCATCTTCTGTGATTCAAGTTGCATTTTTGCCCAAGGGGATGTGCCCTCAGCCATTGCCTGCTCTTGAAGCTTTCGCATAGCCGCACTCTGATACGGGTCTACTTTGTATTGAGATAAAAGCTCACCCGTTTTTACATCCCGTGTGCCTTCGTATCCGGGAGGTGTTACACCGGCCCGACGTTCAAAGTCACTTTGTTTCGTTACGGACATACCGGGGCGCTCACCTTGTACTTTTACAAGTTGCTCCCCGTATGCTTGCATCTCTTTGTATTTTGGGTCGTTTGCCAAAAAGCTTTGAAACTCTTTTTCTCTTTGTTGTCTTTCATACTCAGCTTGTTTTTTTGGATCAATCTCACCCATTAGCTATGCTCCTCGTAAATAGAAAAATCTTGGTCCATTTTTGTAAGGTCACTATCAACAATTTGTTGTTGAAGTGTAGTGACCATTAGCTGCTCCATAGTACTAAGCTCATCTTTTGCCACGGCCCAAGCTTGGCCACGTTCTTTTTCGTAAACTTTTACTTTTACATATTGATAAATAAATTGAACTGCAATTTCTGGTAAATCACAAACGTCTGCTGCGACAGAGAGTCTATTTGCGTCTCGATAATACCAAACGGTTAATCCGTCCGTTACAGATAAACGAGCTTTAGGCACTAACTGAAGTTTCTCAACGCCTGGAGTATCGTGTCGAAGCAGGTATCTGTAAAGATCAGTTGTTTCATACTTATTTAAAATCTGAATATTCTGAAACATCTCTTCGCTATCAATTGGTGCAAGGGGATAAATATCGGCACCGAATTCATAAACGATTTTAAATATTTTATTCGCATAAATATTAGTCGGGAGGTCGTAGTCTGCTTGTCCCGAAACTAGGTCGATTGTGTCTTTGGTTAAAAAATATTTGTCACGCAATCCTAAATTAATTATATGCGCTTCGGCGAGTGTTATGGCATCATTGATATATTCTATAAGCTCTTCCGGCTGAATGAATTCTTCGGCCTCAATATCAACGTCACGCTCAATCTTTGTTCGGATGTCGTCCAGTGTCTTAAATGCCATATTCCCCCACAAATATCGTCCCAGAAAGACGATTTAACATCAAGCGTTCTCACCACTTTGGCCAGACTCAAAAGTCATTTGCGTTGCACTATTGTTATCCCAGTACAAGTTATAAGAAAGAAGATTTAATGGCTCTCCTTTTTTATACCCCCAAAGCTCCCATTTATAATTCCCAGTCGGGAGAGTATTTCCCGAGTCGAGCACCGTTAATACATCGGCAGTTCTCGCCGATACCGTATATTCCTTTGTGTAATTATCGACTTCAGTCTTGATTACATAATCAACGCTATCAACTGGCCAGTCTTGAGTTACAGCGTCCACCAGAGTCACAGTGTTGGTTGTGCCGTTAAATGTCGAAAGGCCAATGGCGTCTGAGTTAATAATAATCGCTTTTGCGTTTGTGATTTCAATCTGCAGATAAGAAAGTCTAAGGCCTTTTGCAGGCATTCGTCTGTACTGCTCAATAAGGCCGACTGCATTCCACACACAATCGGGGGAGCCCCAGACAAAATCCTCTTCTCCCCAGACAAAGTTTCTTCTCCACCGAATAGCCGTTAGAGTCCTGGCAAGTTTACCATCATCGTTAATGGCGTTTATTTGAATAGAGGTGTTATTTCGATTCGCCGCAGTGAGAAGAATTTTAGTTACATATTTTCGTAAATGAGTTGAGCCGAAGTTAAAGTTAATTGATTGATAGGTCCAGATGATGGTTTCTTTATTCCATAAGGACACAGCTATAGTTGTATCTACTTTAGGGTCTGTGGTTACAAGAGCTGAATGTTTAAAGATATAGCCGCGAGTATCGGCACGATACAAGTCGCCGCTGAAAAACTCAATAGCAGTTGGTCTAAAGGATGTTCCACCTGCCGTAGTAAATGGCATATCAGCAGATATCCCATAACGAAGCTCAAGAATGATAAAAGAATCGTTATCAAGAGAAGCAGAGTCTTGCTGAATCGCCCAGTAGATTCGCCTTTCTTTTTCGTCAAATCGTCCATAGATTCTATTATCCTGACTCATCTCGGATAAAATGGCTTTATATTTTTCGTTTATCCCATCTGAAATCTTTAGAGTCTGATACCCGTCTGAAAAGTAAAACCCGTCATTGCCCGCCCAAAAAACACCGTTCTCAGCCTGTACAATCGAGAGGTTTGAGATACACCCAGCAGTATCCGAGATTCTTATCGGGACAGGAATCCCCCGACCATAGGGGTCAAAGAAGCCATCAATTCTATATATGTGACGTTTACAAAAAACAATCGGGTTAGAGCGGGCAGAAGATATCCCTTGGATTTCATCCTCCACTTCAATCTCTAAAGCTTCGGGACAAGAGTCCGGGTCACCTACGATACTTTGTCTAACTGTGTTTTTAAGTTGGTTTGTACCAACTTTTATCCACGCATAATAGCCTGTATTGTTGACCACATGTACATACTTACTAAGGGGCACAGGGTCGAAATCAAGAGTGCCATCGTCGGTATATAATTGAAGATTATCTTCAATCGTAGAGTCTGCAATGTTGTCATTAAAAGTCGTAGTCCCATTTGTTACTTCGCCAATTTTATAAGAGTCTTGTCCACCATCGATTGTTCTGTAGATAAATACTTTTATCACAGTGGTGTCCCAGTTGTCAGTGGCACCATTTGAAATAACAGGAATTGAGCTGATTGAATTTGGATTTATACTTGGGTCACCACTATTTATCACTTCTACTTGCGTGACTGCTCCCACATCTTGAAAAGTCGTGTCCCCAATTGTGTAGGTATATTCATAGTGAAAACTGTATAAATAAGAACGAGTACCTGCTGCACCTACAGCAATGCCTGGGTCACTTGCTAACTTCGGAAGGCCTGACGTTCTAACCCTATACACAGCGCCCGAGTCTTTATAGATTTTCATAGGCCTCGGGAAGGCGTCACTTGTAATGTATAAATGTCCATTCCACTGCGTATGTGAAATTATATTCGTAGTCGTACCGTCAGATAACACATCATTTCCCGATGGTCCCTGAAGTGTTGAATACGCTGATGGGTTTCTGTAATAGAATTTTTTTGCAGATTGAACAAACATCTTATCACTATTGTTATAGTTTATAAGAGTGCCGATTCTCTGTACTCCTGCGGGAATTTGTGGGTTTGTAGCATCGTCAATCTCAGACCCAGGACGAGAATCAAGTGATCCGTCCGACTTAATTAATAAATTATCAATCGTCTCGGCACGCCGTGGGTTTTGTTCAAACACATCGTCTGTAATGCCGCCTGTGAAATCATTAACTTCAAAAGGTTGTTTTACATCATCAAGTTGCATCTACCCGCCATACACTGCAGTCATAGTTTCAGTATTGTCTATCGTGTAGATATAATACTGTGTCGCAGATACTCTCTCCACTTGCGGGAATATGTAATGCCCTGATGGGTTTCTAAATGAAATTTGAACCTCGTCAAAGTCAAACCCTGCGGCCACAGTTACAAGCTGTCTATAAAATCCAGTCGGTCCACCGTACGTAACCCAGCTTCCTGAAGCTATCGTCTGCGGCACCCCTGAAATACTTTGTGCGGGGAGTGGCGCTGAGTCGGTCCCATTATGCGTGTGATCATTAAGCCTTTGGATATTGTCTTCCATAGGTGTGAAAAAGTTCGTAGTCCCTCTGTCACCTGAAACTGGGCGCTTATACCCATAAGAAAGAGTAGTAGGCATGTTATCCCCCTGTTTTTAACGTCCAGCGGACGCAATTAAAAAGCCACCAACAAATGCCACAACGACACTTGCGTAATAAACTAAATCAGAACTTCTCGCAGATTTCTCGCAGTATGTATTACTCATACACACATTAAACTGCTCAGATACTACTTTTAAATTTTCAGTATTTACATCACATTGCTTTTTGAAACGTGCAATCTTATCAATCTCGAATTGATCATAACAATATTCTAGTGCCGGGTTTCTAAGATTTGGGCTTAGAAGACTCTGGTCTAGCGTCTCGGCCAACAAGTTCGTTGACCACATCACTAGAAGACTTATTAGAATACTCTTTTTCAACCCTTACCTCGTTCTCGAGAAGTTTTCTCTTCGTCTCTTCCTCGATCAATTTCTTTTCTAGTTCGTCGTTCTTTTTTGTGCCTTCCCGAAATCCTATCCCGAATGCGAGTAGAAGTCCGGGAAGATGCCTCTCTACCCAATCAAGAATCCTATTTACTATCGCCAACCTTTTTCTCCCCTTGCTTTTTTGCGTTGTACATTGAGAAGAAACTTAACCAATACATAATTGGACCATTCGCAAGCTTATTAACCTTCAACGCCAAGTCCGCTAATTTTGCTAAATTCAAAGCTGCAGATAAAACTTTAAGAGAACCCAGAACAGCTGTGACAAGAATTGTTAATAGACTCGCAATCACACCTAACCATTTTGCAATCTCAACAATGTACGGCCCAACAAATGGAAGGCTAGATACTACATCCATCGCTTTTTCAAGCCACTGAGGGGGCATATGCTTAGGAGAAACTGAAAACTCATCCGGCATTGGTGGAATTTCTGCAACAACGGGAGGTGGTGGTGGTGCAGGATTTACTTCTACTTTCGCTGCAACAACTGCGGGTGTTATCTCTACTTTTTTTGCTTCTTCGGCGAAAGAAAATGCACCGTAAGTAAGTGCCGCAGTTAAAAGAAATTTAATCATTTGGTCCCCCGTTTTTAATTACTGTTCTAATTCTGTCATGAGCGATATTCAAATCTCTTTCCATTTTTTCAATCTTTAACGGAAGCTTTATCAGCTCTTCAATGTGCTTATTGAGAATCTTTATTTGAACTGTGTTTTCAAAAGTTGTCATAATAAGCTTCTTCACTCCCCAAAACAAAAGTCCCAAAAATGCCGTCGCCACTGCTCCCAGCACTGTCCACATAATTGTGACAAGTGTTTGGCTATCCATTCTTTACCCAGTCGGGATACTCTGGCATAAAAATCCCAACTAAATCTTTTCTATGATCAAATGGCCGTAGTCTCACACACGCACCACGCTCAATCGCCGCTTGATACGTAGTCGTTGTTGAATCCCCACCCGCCGCTTCGATCACTTGCATTTCGTTTACAAACATAGCTATGTGATAAATTTTATTTGCTTCTTTACCGTAAAAAGCAAGAGCCCCTGCTTTTCTATCGGGAGAAAATCCTTTAAGTAAACACCAGTCATATAGTGCTTGTGACGACTGATCCCCTTTGGGGTCAATACCCACAGACCGAAATAACCACTGAATAAATCCCGAGCAATCAAATCCCTGAAGTGGATTTTCTCCGCCCCATATGTAGGGAATATTTAAATGTGATTTTGCGTAATCAATTAGCTTAGTCATTTAATCACTTATCTTAACGATTGATAAAAAGTTTCTTGTATCGGAGCTTACAATCGCAGGCGTTGTCCCAGAGTTCGCAACTTGAATTCTAAGCGTATCCCCTGAGGCACATGAAACAATATCGCTTAGCTGCGCATGATCATTTGTCACTGCTGCCGCAATGTAGTGTGTAACATTGGCAACTGCTGTACCGTTTTTCTGAATTTCAAGTGTGGTCGTATTATTCAAAACGAAAGTGCCACTAAGCGCAAGCGCTGTATTTATCTCATATTTTCCAGCAGACGGACATGTGAATACTCCCGATGCCAATGCACTATTCGTATCAAAATCCTCAGTTGTCCAAGACACCGTTGCAAGAGTGCCCGATACTGCTGTCGCTGAATTGTGCGCTCTTGCTGCTACTGCAGCCATGAGCACCGGAGCAGGAAGTGATTGGTCAATCTGAAATATATTCCAATCAATGCCATTCGTGCTACCAGTCGAACTTGCATTAATCGTAAATGATCCAGCAGCTACTTTTGTCTGTAATGATAAAACTACAGCACTCGTAGAGCTTGCCACATAAATACCCGCAATCGTCGCATTACAAGATGTGCTTGTACAATTGTTAATCCCTTGTGTCTCAGCAATTACAGTTGTGCCGTCCCACAATCTAACGCCCCATTGATCATTTGTGGAAGACCCAAAATATTTAAAATTTACTTGTACGTAATATCTTCCGGCTCTTTTAGGCGTAAATGTAATCGCGGGGAGTACCGAGCCACTTGTTGAAACTGTACCAAAATTCTGATTGCTACGTTGAACTAATGCACAAGAGGCATCTGCTGTTGGATCACCATACGCGGTATTAGTCCTAGCCCACGAGCATGTCGTGTCGTGATATCCCGCCCATGAGTTTGCTAATGTGTCCGGATAAAATGCAGAAATAGCACCCGTCCATTCAACAATTGGGACAGTAAACTTAACTTCTAAAAAATCACTTGCTGCAATACTAATTGGGTTTGTCGCAGTGACTTGTCTTAAATAATGAGTTGCACCACTTGTCGGATCAAATACCCCAGCGCTAACCGCTGTACTTGAACTCAAAATCACATGCCCAGGTAAAAGTTCAAGCTCCACTGCAGCGTCATCATTTTTCAACACTGATTGCCCAAGAGTCTGCGAGTTTTGTCCCGTAGACGTTGTGACCAATGCATTTGTATCTATAGTCAAATTCGCAGGTAAATTAAATGTATTTGTAACAGCATTCGGCGCCCCGCTAAAAGATGCTCGAGCTACAAACTCTCCAGTATTACCGACTTGTCGGTATCGACCTGTATATGTTGTGTTTGTTGTAAATGCTCCCGTCGGTGTCCACGTAATCCATGGCCCCACATAATTAATATTTCTTAAATTGTCTGATAGTCCAAGATAACATTCATCAACTGCAATTAAAGGCTCATCACTTGCCACAGAAATTACACGAAGAGAAAGTGAGCCCGTTGTCGGGAAGGTAAACTCTACCCCCGATTTTACTGGGGCTGTGGCACTTACAATTGTGCCCTCAGATAAAACATTCGTCCCATCATATGCCTGAATTTTATGAGTTGCTGTTCCACTCGGTGTCTGAAAAGAACACCAACCAATACCTATACGGCCCTTTAGTCCATTTGGAATTGTCACCGCAGTACTTGTTAAAGTCTGAGACGTAGCTCCAGAATCCCAAGTCACAGAGTTTGAACCAACTAAAAGATTTGATCCACTCACAACAATTGCAAATGTACCACCACTCGCTGTCCACCCCGTTTTCCCTAATTCAAAACCAGGATTCGATAAAATATTTCTAGTGGTCACATACGCTTTATCGACTTCATTTAAAGTCGCATTCGCAAGCGAAGAATACACCAAAAATGGTACAAGTAATAATCGTAAAAATTTCTTCATGTTAATGTTACCTCCGATGCGAACGTAAGCGCACGAACAGCACTTGTTGCTGTATCTGTCCCACGTTGCAGTTTCACAATAATATAATCGCCCGCAGTTACACTTACACTGTTTATTTGCCCTGTCGTACTCGTCAAATCAAGAATGACAGACTGTGGAATATTCTGATTAGCTCCACTTGCTGTAATCGCTGAATTTGTAGATGTTCGCTGATTCGTTGTTGAACTAAATGTATCTGTCCCCATTCGAATCAATGTCGACACACTCTGAATTAAAAATGTGCCCGAAGCATCGATCGAATAAACAGGTATTTTTAAACTTACCGGACGGCCTGCCACATAAGAAGTAGGCACTCTAATCATGGCATAAAGGGCCTGTGATCCCGCATCTTCTAAAGAATACGTATACACTTCAACATTTGCCTCTTTTATCATCTCGGGACTTGGCCCATCCTCTACCCATTTTAAAGACCCACCTGCGCCGCCCCCACCAAGTGGTACAAAGCCCGACCCATTGTCGCCTAAAAAAGTAAGTAAATCAGTTACGAAAATTATACGCCCAGCATTTCCGGCAGCAGGTTTACCCGCATCCGTATACCCCTCAACTTTAGCAGAAATCTGCGCTAACCCCGTCGAGAGTGTGCCTTCTGCTGTTGCATCCCCACCCTGCACAAATTGAAGAACTGTATTAGCTCCCCGGTGCAAACGGATGTTATTATTCGCAGTCCCATTATTTCCAATTATTAATTTTAAATCATTTCGAAGTAATGCGTACTTATTTGTCCCGTCATCAAACTTCGGACGAGAATCCGTTGAATCCCACCAAAATCTTCCGGTAACATTTCCGCTCGGATCACTCGCAAGCGTTTCAAACGCTGCCTTCTTTAAGTCCCCATAAATCTGTGCCAAAATAAACCCCCATGTTTAAACGGATTAGGCTCCGCTAATTAAATCCAATCAGTCTGTATGACCCAGCAGGCAATGCAGGACTCACCGTAATTCGTACTTGCGTTGCGCTAATGGCTCTTAGGTTAGTATAAATGCGCTCAAAGTCATTAGCATTATCACACAATTGCCATAGCGCAGTACGTGCGTCCGTTATACTCGCAGACACCGTTACGTCTTTTGTCGTGTCCGTCCCGTTCCAAACAGTGTCGGAAGAAAACTTCTCCGTACTCGATCCGGCAGTTGTCCAACTCGCACCCGTATCTATGTATAACTTATTGTCTGTCGTATTAAATAGTTGGCGACCAATATTTTGCGTGTTGTTTGCGGGCAAAGATGTGACATTCTCAGGCCTAAACCCAAAGAACTCACCCTTTGAATAAACATTTCTGAAATTTAATGTCGAATCCCCTAGGTCCGTACCCGACCAACCGCCCGAATAACTTGCATCAGTGAAGGGCACAAAATCATCTTTGGTTTTTACAAACCCTTTAGATGCATTCGCAGTCGATTCTAAAACAAGATGCTCACCGGCCCCGGTCCCACCCTGGACGGTCTGCCCTCCTGAGCGACCGGCTAACATCACAAACTGTGTGTGGCCTGCATCCCCAGTAGTCAAACCAGAAAGCGTATTGTGCGTTATCTCCGTGTCGGGAGCTGACGATACCCACTTACTACCGTCATAGAATAAACTATGCCCCGCAGATACTCCAGAATTTATATCTCGAAGACTTTGAATCGTTGCCTGAGTAATACTTGTTGTGCCGTCTGACATAACGCCCGCTAAATATAAATCCTTAAACCTAAGCGCCGTCTTACCAATGTCTCTTGTATTGTCCGTACTTGGCTTTAATAATGATGAAAAAGAAACCTCGCCCGATCCATTCGGGGATAACAGTATGTCCCCATTCGTGTCGGTGGATGAAAATGTATTCCCATCTAAACGTAAATTATCTACATTTAATTGCCCAGTAACTCCAACCGTACCCGTCGCCGTAATGCCTAAAGAGGTCACAGCACTTTGAAGATCAATAATCCCTGTACCGTTTGCTACAACAATTAAATTCCCGTTAGTATCCGTGACAGAAAGTGTATTGCCATCAAGACGAAGATTATCACTATTAAGTTGAGTAACGGTTGTTGCTCCTGCACCTAACGTCCCCGTTGTAGTTAAATTCTCATTTGAAAAACTTATCGCTCCTGTCGTATCGGTAATCGACCCAGATGCTAAAACTAAAGTTGTCGCAATAGTTGTCGTACCGGCAGCTAATGTGCCCGTCGTTGATAAATTCTCATTTGAAAAACTAATCGCACCACTTGAATCCGTAATCGACCCAGAACCTAAAGTTAAAGTCCCGAAAGACGCCGTGCCCGAAGTCGAAAATGACCCTGCAGTTACACTGCCAGTAGTAGTTAAATTTTCGTTATCAAAACTTATCGCTCCCGATGAATCAACAATTGAACCACCGCTAAGAGTAAGAGTCCCCGCCAATACAGAAGTTCCAAAATATCCAGTTCTAAATTTGAGAGATGCAGTACCCAAATCGAGAGCATTATCACTAGTAGGCCTAAAATGATTGTCCGTTTGTACATATCCCGTCGCATCGGCAGAGTTAGCGTTAAAAGTTAAATTCTGAAGAGTGGCATCTCCACCATAAATTCTTTGGCCTGCATATGTGCCCGTAATTGCTACGCCCGCATCGTCCTTATCAGTCATCCCAAACTTATGAACATACATATACTGAGTGCGATTTATCGTTTCAGAATATATGCCCTCTGGAATAACTGCAGCGACAAATGCGACAGTGAGTGGAGAAAGCGCTATTTTGCGTCGTGGCCGATGGTCAACCGATGAATGGGGTCCAGGGACATTAGATACAGAAAGTTTAGATCATGCAACGCAAAACACAGAGCCGTTTTGGCGGCAGACTCCCAACGGTAAAGGCTTAACGATTAGAACGAATCAAGGTGTTCATATTAAATTTGCGACAAATTCAACGGCGGGATATTTTACAGTAAGATTAGTGTTTACAACCTCGTGAAATGGGATATTAACCCCAATAGTTTTTGTTGAATCAGTTGAGTTTTTAAACACAAACACTACTTGCATGTTTACAAAAAGATCAGCATCGTACGGCGAGTGGTCCTCAAAAAAATCCTTTGATATATTTATATCAAACCCAAATTGATTGAGTTGATAGTTGCTCACCCCAGTATATGTCCCCGTTGTTGAATCCAAAATTTTTAAATCTACTTTTACGCCTTCAGGACATCCTATAACTTCTGCTTTATTAATTTTACATGCAGCATATGGTACTGTAACCGTAAGTGTCGCATCTCCATTTGCCACTAATTGAATTGTATACCCATGAGCGCGTCTAAATAACTTCTTCCCATTGGGAAGCTCTTTTGATGCAAATGGTACAGATAAAAACATTCACCTACTCCGTCGTAAAAATAAATCTTAAATTAAATGCACCTGCTGTCGAATTCGTTGCAAACCTAACATGAATACCTTGGTTTTGACGTATCACAAGTCCTTTTCCACTAGGCGTTTGCGACCAAAATGGTTCTGTGTTCTGAAACCCGTGATCCGATGCTTCAACGTCTAAAGTGCCCGTCCCCCATTCATCCGTTGACCATTTCCCAGTACGTAAAAGACTTGTCTCTGTAGAAACTGTAGACCCAGTCGCGCACGTAATCCCCGAAGGCAAACTGTCATTCGTATCAAAAGAAACAGGTGTTAAAGATGTCCCACCCGTAAATGATGCGATTCTATGAACTCTAAATTCTCCAGCCACACCTGTTACTGGAGTTGTCTTATCATTAATAATCCAAATCTCCCTAAGCACAACGACACTTGACCCAGTATTCTGTATCGCTATCATAGACTTACTGTTTCCCACAGTAATATTCTCAGCCACCACACTAAATGTCGCCAACTCAAATGGCACCTGTCGTACAACGACACCATATGCATTTGAACTAGGCGCAGAATTCTGAATTGCGGCCTCATTCGTTCCATTTGTTAGCTGTGCTTTCTGCGTTCTATCTGTTAATGTAGTAAGAATAGAAGAAAGACTTGAATTTCCCGTTGTTTGATTTCCACTTGTAGCTGGATCAATAACCGTACCCGAAGAATTTTTAACCCTCACTATACCTTGAACAACTTTTAAAATACTAGAAATCATGTAATCACCAACCCAGACTGATCATAGTCATCACTCACATACGCATGCGTCCACGTATACGTTCTTAAGATCGTAGACCCATCAGTGTCATAAATACGCAATACTTCAGATGTTAAATTAGTACCTGTATAAGTAAAGTCATATCTTGCAACACGATTGGCCGTAATAAATGACGCAGAATTAAAAAACTCAATATTAGAAACATCCCCAGACGAATACGTGACCTTCTGATGTAAGTCGGGAAATTTCTCAACTAATGCTCGACCAATTTTGTCGGTTAAAAAAGTGTCCAGGCCCTCAAATGCAAGTCCTTTCGTAGACACATAGTCTTCCGTAGGTTTTGCCTCAGTCGGAAGGTAGTCTATCTGCGTCCCGCCCGTTGCGGCGTTTTCAAATTTTAAAGGCTTTATCTTATCTGCCATAAAAACTGCAGGGGAGCAAAAACTCCCCCGCATCCTTTTTTATATTAAGCTGCTCGTCGACCTAATTGCTGAATCATAATATCAAGTACAGTTGTGCTCTTCGCATAACCTACTTGAACGATATTATTACCCGCACCCGACGGTACTGTGGCCGAAATCGCACCCGCAGTTGTTGACAAGAAGTATCTTGAACCCGCTGTCAAACCTGTAAAACCTGAAAGTCTACCGAACTTTCTAATGTTCACAGACGCCGCCGCACTCGCTGCTGCTGTCGCAAAACCTACAACTTGTGACGACACATCTGCATCTGCATCCGCAGGCGAAACATTGTCTGCACTTGAAATATAAACTGCATCACGGATCGCAATCGACACTTCTGCTGTATATGAATCATCAATGTTATTCGCTACTGTTGCAGTAGATTGGTTTTGCCACGCAGAACCGTCCCACGCATACAAAAAGTTGTTCGTAGAATCCCACACTAAAAAGCCCTCACCACTCGCTGTAGGAGTAGCTGTTGGCGTACCCGCTAATGCCGGAATACGAAGCGCATCTACTTGACCCGCTGTATCTGTAATTACGGGAAATAAAATATCCGCGGCAGTTGTAAGCGTGTTTGAACGCTCTTTCGCCATCAGATTATCAACGATCAATGAACCTGCTGTTTGATTTATTGTCCCGGTCGTTGGGTCGTTAAACACCAAATCATTTACGTCTGAAACATCTTGGTTATTCAAATCAAGACCTGTTGCGCCCAATACTGGGCCGCCGCCTTGAACTGTGTAAGATGCAAGTGTAATGTCGTCCGTCGCAGAACTAAACTCTATCGGGACGCCATTCGTATGAATTTTTAATAACTTAACTTGTGCCATTTACTTTTCTCCCTCTTGGTTATTGTTGGCTTCTGGTAAATCCTTTACCTCGAAAGTGATGTCATCTATTACTTTGTTATTTAAACTTACCCCTAGACGGCCCTCCAACACGCCTTTAAACCGAGCATACTCAGCTTGAGCGTTTTCTAGGGCGGTCCTTGCCTTAGACACAACAGCACTCTGATGCAATTTTGCACGAAGCGAAGCTATCTCGGTGTCCCGGTAAAGAATCTTTAGTTCTGCATCGGCCAGTTTTGCTTTTTCTTTTGCAACGTCCATTTCTGAGATTGTTGTTCTCCACTCCCAATACTCCGCTGCATGTAATTTCAATTCACTCATATTGTCTAACTCCTAATAGTTGCTAACATCAATTGTACGAAAAAATCCGTCGTACTCACAGCAAATCCTATTTGCTGCACGACCCCCGTAGCGGGCACCGTATGCGTTGGCACTCCACCTGTACTAATGAATAGTGGAGAGCCCGTCGTAAATCCCGCATATCCTGTAATAATTCCCGTAAATATGACATCGGCTAAAATTGCACTTGGTTTGTTATAAACAACACCAAAAATTCCATTCGGTATTGTCCCCGAAGAATTATCTGTTATTTTAGTAACCGTATTTACGCCATTTACATAAACCAAATCTTTAACTGCTGTGCCCGCATCTGTCGTAAACTGCGCAACTAATTTCGGGCTAGTTAACCCACTTGCTGAAAAAGCCAAATTAACCGTCGGCCCTGTCGGATTCGTCACAACTATCTCGGGAGATAATGACACAATATTTGTGACACTCCCGCCTGTTGCAGGCGCTATGTACGGATATCTCGCCTTAAACGCTGTCCGACCTCTATCTGACAATCGTCCGGCGATAAACCGTATTAAGCACGGACCGCCCGTCGAGATGTAAATAAAATCTCGATCAAAGTTTCGGCCTACGGTTGGACAGAAATTATGGTTGGTTCTCCTGCGGGCGCGATGCTTAAACTAGTTGGTGTCCTTGATATGGACCAAGACTG